GTTCCCGCATTTTCAGTATCTAGGAAACGACTTACTGGATCCATCATAAACGTCTTATCAACGTGTATAACACCACCTATGCAATTTATGCCCCATATTTCATCAAATTCTTGTGAGGTTATTTTTGCGGAAACATAATCGGAAAAACTACCGCCAAGACCTACTATAGCTATCTTCATGTTCTAGCCCTGCTAGGCAATCCTGTTCTATATGCATCTGTATTTTCACGAGCTTCTGCTAAATCTTTTATCCGGCTAAGAGCTTCTCCAAATCTGCCATTATACAGATCTAACATATCTCTTTCACCCTTCATATAAGTATATGCTTCAAATAAGCTGCCATATAAAATAGCATTAGGAGCATTTTCACTAACCCATGTTAGTGTAGTATCTGCAGAAGTTGACACTACTGTTCCAGTAGCCCCGCTCGTGCCACCTGTTACTGTCTCGCCTACAGTAAGTGTTCCAGTAGGTATTATAATAACAAATTCTGTGGCTGAAGTGATTGAATTAATAGTTGTGCTTTCTGCACTTGTTCCACCTGTTATAGTTTCATTACTAACAAAAGTTCCACTTACATTACTAACTGTAAGAGTGAATTTACTATCTGCTAAACTAACAGGTCGGTAATAATAATGGATTTCTGTAGAAAAATTAGCATTCGGTGTTGGAGCAATTATAAAATTGTTTACATCGTATGCTGCATAATATTTCGGGATACCAGTTGCGGTACTATCTGGATAAGATTCTTGTAGAAAATTTACATCTTTTTGTAAGAGAAATACTTTAGAGCCAGAGTTTTCAACAGAAAGACTAAAAGAAGCTAAATAATCAGAAGGCACTGCCATAAACTGATTACCAGAAGTCATTGCCCCAGATGCATTTTTACGGAAATATTCTAAATCTACCGTTGAAAAAATACGTTGCTCTGCTGATTTAATAAATCTATCTAGGTTAGAAACAAAACTTGTCTCATTATTGTCGGTATAATCTTGAATAGAAGATTTTAATTGTGTGTATGTATAACTCATGGTGTGTTCGCCTGACCGCCCATGCCACTATGATTTGTACAATAGTAGTACAATGTCGGGGCTCCAGAAGCTACTGTTATTTGGGTATACGCTCCTGCTGATCCTGGAGTACCACTTGTAGAAACTCCTGTAGTATATTGTGACCCTCCCCCATGTGTGCCATCAGAAGTTGCTGATAGCCTTAAAGGATGACCAGAGTTGCTACTATCGGATTGATCAAATCTATATGTACTACCCTCTGACAAGCTGACTGTATCCTGTCTGGTACTATCAATATAATACTTATTTGCTCCAAGATAAGAAGCAACGGTAACAGTATAAGTAGCAGCTATAGATGTCCCTGTGCCTGATGCCGTAACTGTTCCTATAGAGCCTGTTCCGGAAACACCTGTAACACTTTCAGTAACAGGTGTTGTAACATCCCCACCAAAAGTTACAGTGCCAACACCAGTTTGCATTGCGGAAAGAAAAGGTTCTTTTACAAAAGTATTATCATTAGTTACTGGGAAAGAGATAGTAACATCTGCGGTTTCCGAAACATCTGGTCTGGGTTGAAACAGAGCTTCTGGATCAGCCCCCACTTGGCTAGGCTCTAATTGTCTAGCTTTAGGTTCATAACACTCTGAGCAGACTTTAAAATTATTCCATTCTTCACGCAAATCAAGATAAGGGTATTGAAACCCGCATCTATCACAAATTGCCTGTGCGTATTTTCCTAAAGCATAAGCCATCAGCTGAACCCATAGTAATCTCTACGCGGAACTAAACTAAGATTAGCTCTATCTACATCCTCATACGCAGCACGACTAAACTCTTCTTCATAAACTGCTTTAAGAACTTGTATACGATCAGGAGCTTTTTTCATAGCTAAGTAATATGCCAGCCCCGCTGCTAAACAAGGATAAAATCTGAACGGGACATCTAAAGTATTGATAGAAGAATCAGCATCTTCGATACGAGTTAATCTATCGTACACCAGAGTATAAGAGGTATTAGGAGTAGGCCAAACTTTAATAGTGGGGGCTATTTGCCTATCAACATACCATTGGCTAGGCTGAGCTTCAGTATTTTTGCTAGGGATGTTTATGAAAGCATCTCTACTTATCCTAGTTATTTGGGTATCTGATTGTGTGGAACCTGTACCTGTTCTTATAACAGCACTCAAAATATCAATAGTATCGGTAGGTAATGAGTAAGTAGCTGTACCCGAAGTTAACGATAAAGTACTTTGTTCTATCGTCCACCTATTCAACCCCCTGTTTGCCCAATCAGCAAACATAAGATTCAAAGAGCGGGTGGCTGTTCTCACATCATACCCTGTACGAACTTCTAAGCCACACCGCTCAAAAGCCTCTTCAATGTAATCATTTACATCAAGCTCAAAGTTGGATGACCCAGAGGTAGTCATTAGCTATACGGACCTTTAATAATCTTAGGATCGCCCATCTTTTTTACTTTATTGACTGCGCCGCCTTTAGACATTTTCATCATTTTATTGACTGCACCGCCTTTAGCCATTTTCTTCATTTTATTGACTGCACCGCCTTTAGCGTACATTTTCTTTTTCATCTTTGCCATCTTCATTTTCCTCTTCTGCGTAGAGATTATCAAAGATCTGATTGACATCCATTGTATAGTCTAAATCAGACTTTGAATAGTGAGTGTGTTGTGAGGGTTTAAATTGAGGAGCTCCCTCCCCTGTAACATACCATGCTGGGTGTGTTACTCTCACGCGATTATTAGGCAAAGCCACAATATTGCCTGTCCATTCACCAGCATCTAATAACTCTAACACATGGCTTTGTTTGTGTTGAGCTGGATCATCTGCTACTTCGCTATCTGTATAATCGACAGTAAAATAGTATTTTGCAGGGTAAAACTCACCATCGATTTTTGCAATCCAAGGGCAAGGTTTTGCTCTGTTTAAACTATATACGGCATGAGTATGCGACATACAATCCCAAGGTTGTGCTTGGTATACATCCATAGGTTGAGGCCAACCCTCAAGTTGAGTATCACCGACCAAAGCTGTTATAGGCATTCTTGCCCACATAGCACCGCCATGAACATTTTCTTCATCGGTTTCATCACTCTCACAACCTGTGAATATAACTTGAAAACTTAAACATCTGTTTGGCATAGTTGTAACAGCTATTACCATTGCATGAAGAAACTCTCCATGGAAATTTTCGTGGTTGCAAGTATACTCCCGCCTTACCCAACATTTAAAGTAGGGGACGTTACTTGTTAAATAGTTCATTTTTTCTTTTTATCCTCTTTCTTTTTTGGTTTTTTACCTTTTCCAAAAATATGAGCATCTACTTTAGCTGCTTTGCCACCTGTTAAAACACTGTTTACCCTAGCCATTGCCCATTGACTAGGGGTGGTTCCAGGACGATGTCCTGTTCTATACGCTGCTAACCCTTTATTATATACTCTACCGAGTTGTCCAGCTGTGACCTTTTTACCTTTTTTGCGAGCCGCTTCAGCCTTTTTTGCGAGCGACTTTTTTGTTCCTGCGCTTAGTGCCATTGCCTTTGCCTTTCGTTTTAGCAGCAGTAATTATATCTGCACGAGTTATCTTGCCACGAGGCGGTGCAAAAGCCGCTAACTTTTTTTGCTTTGCAGATAAATTTTTTGCCATAACTATTTCTTTTTACCTCCAAACATTTTACGGAACTTTTTGGTATGCACGGATTCTTTCGTTTTTCTTCTAGCTCCTGACTTATTAGTATCACTTGGGAAAACATAAGCGGAAGGATCCTTTGCTGATTTTTTTGCATTACGTTGTATTTCTTTACGACGTTTTTTCTTTTCTTCAGGGCTTAACCCTGCAAGATATTTAGCAGGGATTTTTCGTTTTGATTTTTTCTTGCGACTAGAGGGGGCAGTCTTAATCTGCTTTGCCATATTGCCTCTTGTCATAGCCATTACATTAGCCTCGGCACAGCCGCCGCTGCTATAATCAACACCGCTATACCCCACAATCTCATATCTAATTTATCAAGTTGTTTTTGTATTTGGGCATAACGCTCACTGCAATCTGCCTCATGTTTTTCCAACAACTTTAAAACATCATCTGCTTTCATTTTACCACGCCTTACAAGACCAATACCGCGCACTAAATTTATCTTTAGCACTAGCACAATTATGACGAGCCCTAAAAGATTTACGCCTCGCAGGGATATCTTTTTTAATACTCATATTAGGGTCACCAAACCTTACAAGTTTTATTTGGTCACCTTTTTTAGCTAATACTGCTGATTTTTTCTTAGCTCCGGGAGTGCGCTTCGGTTTGTTAAATCCAGGAAAAGTCTCCCCTCGGTATGATATTTTACCGGAAGGGGTTCTCTTTACATCCTTTGCACTAGCCATCAGGACAGAAACACCGTGATAGAATCAATAGCCGTTAGGGTAGTCAAGGTAGGGCTAGATGAACATTTAATACCTTCATCAGGAACGTATATTGAATCTGTTTGATCTGTTGTTGAAGTAATATCTAAAACAGTTGCACCCGAAGCTCCGTCTTTAATAATAAAAGCGGGGGAACCTGAACCATTAGTTTTTATATAAACACCTCTGATCCTAGAAGGACCAGCAAAGAAAGCACCTGTTGCTGTTCTTGTAAAAGCCTTTACATCTGAGCCAGCCATCTTATTCTCCTTTTAAAAAGAGAGGGGCTAACCCCTCTCTATTGTACACCAAGCAATTTAAGCTGTTGGTGAGTCGGATGAAATACCGAAGAACTTCAGTGATAACTGACCACCAGCACCCGCTGTTCCAGAAATAACAACCTCTACCTCATCTGCAGTCTCAGTTGCCGCAGTAGTTGTTCCTCCAGACATGCCCAAAACACCGTTGCAAGGGAAAAAACCCTTAAAACCAGCAGCATTAATAGCAATCGATACACCATCTACAAAGCCATCCGTATCAGCATCGGTACCAATATCAACAAGGTTAACGGCATTTGCCGCCGCAGTAACAACGGTAATAGCTACACCCATAGGAATAAAATTAGATGGAATCCCAATAGAAGATTCTTTATGATCAGTGCCTGAAGCAGCAATATCAATGGTGGCGTTGTATGTGGAAAGAACCATCTCATTAGTAAGTGCGCCAGTTGTCGCATTTTTGATGATGGATTTAAAACCGTTTTCTGAACGGACGGGACCGTTAAAAGTTGTGTTCGCCATTTCAAACTCCTGTCGTGGCTAGTGTCAACCACCCAATGTGGTTGTCAGGACTTGCAAAACTATAAACAAAAAAAGGGCGGCTCGCAAGCCGCCCTTCTCACAATAGTATGTATTAGGCTCCAGGAGAACCAAATACACAACGTGGATCAGATACCCCGAAGCTATAACGCTCACGAGCTTTGTAACGCACGTTGCCTGTATCAAAATCGCCTTCCATAGCAGTTTGCATCGGTGTACGAACAAAATGCTTAAAGCCGTTTGGTGCATCCGTTTTAATGAAGAATGCATCTGTATCGGTTAGGAAGTGATTAACCACATAACCGTCAGGAAGCATACCCATATTACGAACTGCATTGATGTCATTATCTGCCGTAGCTGGACGCAGATTTGAAGCCATCAAACGCTCTGCAACAAACTGTAGTGCTGGTGGAATGATCATTTTCATACCGCGAAGAGCAATTTTAAGACCACGCTCATCAATGAAAGCTGAAATATCAATCAAGGCTTGCTCGAGTGATGTTTCATTCAAATCAGCAGATGTAGTCAATTCGTTTTTAAAATTGCCACCTGAAGTAGTGGGATGATCCGTTGCACACAATTCCTTACCATCACCAAGCAAGAAATTAGAGTCAAAAGCATTGTTTAAAACAGATGCTGCTTTGACTTGCTTAGTATTAGCCATGGAACGTGCCAGCGCACGAGTATAACGAGAACTGAGTTTGTCGTAAAGATTATCTTCAACAGCTTCCTCAGTAATCGAAAATGCAAGTGCAATGGTTTCATGTGTGTAACGAGCTGTAAATGATTCGTTTGCAATATCAAATGATACTGCTGAGCCCTCTTGTTTAGTGGGGGCAGCTCCGAATCCAGCCAGCATTACTTCTTCTTCAAACGCACGATCTGAATTTTCTTGATCATAGATCTCGGCATGTTCATTATCGTAGCGGTCATACTCCAAACCGAACAGGGCGTTTAGTCCCGGCTCTAGTTCTTTAAGGAGTTGGGATCTTGCAATAGCCATATCTAATTACTCCTTATAGACCAGTGGTTGCAGTATGGAAAGGAAGATTCAGTTTAACCAAGAACACTACGCCAGCAGCAGTAACGTCAATTTCGTCAAATGAATCTTTAATGCCCACTATACGGAAGTTATCCGTAGCAGTAGTAGCACCAGCAGAAGCTACAGAAAGCTCACCGATAGAATTACCAGTAGAACCGTTCTCTGAGCCAAATCCTGTTCCTTCAGCGTTACTATGAATCAAAGCAGTTGCCGTTGCAATATTAGTCAACGTAGCATCTCCTTGGATTTCATACACTTGGTGAGGGTTATCGTAAAC